CGGCTTCAGCAGCGTGTGATGTAGCAGTGGCAAACGGCCCAATGACAGGCACACTGCTAAGCATCGAAGTTGCTCTCGCTATAGCTGAAGCTGGCTTTGAAACAACACCATCATCCTGATATTCATCCCTCGCTTGAACAGCTAAAGCTACCGTGGGTCCTGCTACCTCAATATCTTCTGCCCAAGCATAGACGACAATTTCAATATCTCCAGTGGCACCATTGGCGTTAGCTAAGCTACCAAAAGATTGAAAACTCAATGTACCCATATTTGTTAGATCAACGGCGGACGTAGCATCCAACCAATTCTTATAATAGAGAAACGGTAAAACCATTTCACCACCCTGAGAATCTTGTGGATAAATCCAAATATGAGGTCTTTGAGTATACGCTGTTCTTTCTTGACCGGCTGTGCCAGTTGGTGTAAAACCAGGCGCGAAATTGGTAAGTGGTTGATAAGAGGCTAAAGTACAACCATAGAAAAATGGTGAAGCATTAACCACAAACTTAAGATGTAAATTACATCTGACCAAATAGTAGTTATCCAACTTGCGTCTTATAGGCGCATGGTTGAAATACAAATGCCATGGATCGAAATTATCAACAAGCTGATCCAATGTAGAACCAACGGCCCATGTCTGAGTAGCAATTTGAACCGGTCTCTTTAGAAAATTTCCAAGAGTGACATTTTGGCTCTGATCAACTTGGACTCTTGATAAGTCATTTGGTATGGTCAATATGGGATCCTGTTGGCCATCAAATCCTACATTTTCCTCCTGCATTGTGTTACCAGTTGATTCCGGCGTCATTTCTATAATGTCAGAACTCTGGACAACACAATTAGATAAATTGAAACAGTTAAGAATAGATGGTGGTTTTTCCTCTTTACGAAGAGCCTCATATGATAATTGAGGACTTGATTGTTTAGGTTGAGTTTTAAGATCTCCATCTTTTAAGTGAGTTTTAGAACAAACCATGAGTAATATGTAATTATCCTGTGCCTTTATCACGCAAGGTGGGCTTATAATCATAGGCCCCAGCAATGTTGCTCATGCTACGTTGAAGACCATATTGGTCCGCATGAACGCTAATTACAACATCGCATCCGCACAGACACAAGCGCTTCGCTTGTGAGTTTAACGTTTTATTATCTAGATGCATGGAGGACGGTACCACAACATTTTATAGAGGACAGAACGTTTAAAATTCCTCTCTTAGTTTTATGTCATTCCGGACTAATGTGATAACAGCTGATCTTATACGCAATGGTCACCAAAAACATTATCGAAAGACTTGCATCGTTTCGATCGTTGGATAAAATCATTGCATAGATCACTGTAAGTTGGAAAAGTTGAATCTTGAACCCATAAGTCCCAATCCAAATGTTCCACTAAATTTTGGAGCAGCTTTCTCTTATCATCAAAGATTTTTTCACCATGCCAAAAGTATTCTTTTAGTGCGCTTGAAATAACATCCACACCTTGAGCTTCCTTTGTAACGGATTTCGAGCGCGTCCATACCATTAGTGATTTTTCGATGGATTCATTCTCTAATGGAGCAACAAAACATCCAAGATTACTGTCCATTCTCCATGTTCGCTTCAAAAATGAGGCTTCATCGATATGTATAAATGGAACACTAGCAGCTTCCTTATCGGCCATGGTATAGACAATATTCAATTTGGAAAAAGTATCTGCAATAGCACTGTGGTTGAACCAATCGCAATTCCGCGATACGGACATAATATTATCATCTCCATACGTCATGAGGCTAACATTCTGTTTAAACGTCTTAACAGTATGATCCGGGTTAATCATATAGTAAACGTATCGCATTCTAAGACTATTGACGATACTGTTCAATATAACAGTTAACGGATTACCAGATGGGTTCGAACCATATAATTGAATAAGATCGCCATTATAATCCACAACAGGAAATGCAGTATCTTCTGCTATGCATCTAATGATTTGTATGTCCTCATCTGTGTAGTTGCCAGAACAACGACAAAAATGTATTATGACATCAAAAGCTGAAAGAATTTCCTTTGGACTCATACGCTTGTCAAAAGCTTTGTAATCACCCGCAACTATTCTGTCTTCACCATTCTTCACAATATAGTGGTACATTTCGTGCCACTCTAGTGATTGAGCGACAGTTCCAGGAGCTGCCTCAAATGCGAAACGTTCATTCTGCAACAAACGAGCAAAAGAAAGTAAATACTTACGAACAATCAGCGACCAATCCATAGTCGCTCCAGTGAACACTCGTGTTTTACCAATTTTTGCCTTCTCGAATGTAACAGGTTCATCTTTCAAATGTGCACAAAAGTTAGGATGATATTGACGATTGCTACGATAACATTTCAATATGTCATCCATTCTTTCGTTTATTTCATCATTCACCTCAACGGGATCCTGCATACCATGAGCAGGCGGAACATTTTTTAGGAAATATTTCTTGGACTTCTTCCAAGGGTTTCCCGCACTAGTGTTCCTCTTCATTTTGTCGATATACGTCACTTGTGCACCATTAATAGTTGTGAAATCATCAAGAATTAACAACATACTTGAGATGTTGTCAACTTTTTCTATGTTATTGAATACATCACTGATGTACCCTTCAACACACTGATTAAGTATGCCCGTATCAAGTTCGCATATAGGTCTAACGAGGTCCTTGGCAGCAATATGCCACGGAACCCACGAACGCATTTCAGGTTGACAGTATTTAATCTGATAACCCGATTGAGACAAAAACTCACTCATCGGCGATTGCTCGACATTAGATTTTGTTTTACCACGAAAATCTGCAAAAGAACCATACACATTTACACTACCATTCTCAAGATAGCGGAAAACAGATTTCTTGTGTAAATCGCCAACCACACGTTTCGCGCTCGAAGACGATATACTAGAAAAATTTCCAGACTGGATATTAAAATCCTTGAGGCTATCATAGATTTGCCTCACGAACGTTCCATCAATCTCCGTAGCCATAACACTAGAATCATAATTTCCTGCCAAACAATGCAGACCAACTATACTATACCCATACGAACTATTTATGATCAATGGAGAACCACAATCCCCTTCTTCAGTTTTAGTAGATCGTAACTGACCAAACCACATATTGGCTTTAGCGTCAATATTCTTTTCCTTAAACTTGAGATTTCGCTCATCCGTGCGACGGATTGAAACTACAGGAACCATATTAAAATGACCTTGTTTGTTCTTTGCAGCATAAGCTCCATCGAAAATACCATTCGCTTTCCCAACTTGGAAATATTTTACTATTTTCTTTTTTGGGGGAAGCGTTCTCAAGATCATAAATGCTATATCTTTAGAGGGTATGCGGTGAACATCACTTTCAGAGATAACACACTTAAGGTTGCTATTTACCCCTAAGGAACATGATTGAATAATTTCCATATAGGTTGGTTCATCCATAATTGGAATATTATGGTTATTAGTAATGTAGATATGGCCCCCTAAACATAAAGCCCTTCCTTCTACAAAACCAGTAGCACTAGTTTTGTTAATT